TTCTATTTCATCTTTATGAATATAAACCACATCTGAATCGTGAACCATCCCAACTAACAAACTTTTAACTTTTTGTTCTACCATTTTACTATCTATTTCAATCAATGCTCGGCATGCTTCTATGAACTCAAAACTTTGCACGCAACTATTCGTAGCTATATTTAATAAATTGGTTTGCTTACTTAATTCCTCTCTATTTAGATTAGTACCCAAATACAAAAGTCTTGGTAGATGTCTACGACATCCATGTATACTGTCCGTATATCCTTTTTCCTTTCCTGTCTTGTGTTGGTTTAAAATCCATTGTTTCAACTCAGGATATGTTTCAAAATATTTTTTATAAATATCATTGATAACTGTTAATACTAAATCGTCTTGATCATTTCTGTCTTTTGAAATTATGAGTTTGTTTTCCTCAATATAATCTTTCAATTCTTTTTCTGACCATTCATTTTTAATAGTGGCATAAATTACATAAGCAGAACTGGAAAACAACAACGGAAAACTGAATTGATTTTTTGCTTTATATCTAAAAGTTTTGTAAGGCTCCTCCCCCTTAACTTTTAAAAATTCATCAATAGTCATATTTCTACAGTACACTGCTACTGCATTAAGTGAATGAATATCTGCGCCCTTATTCAAGAAAATATCTTCCATTACTTTATCTTTACTTAATATAGCAGCAATTCTTAACTGAAACCCAGCGAAGTCCGCTTCCCCTATTAAATAATTTTCAGGACATTTAAATATTTTCCGAAAGGCTTTTCCCTCCTCTCCATGTTTCAAGTAATTTTGTCCGTTGGGGTCGCTTGATGCCGAACGCCAGGAAGATGTAATTGCTGGCATATAAGTGGAGTGTACTTTTCCGTCGGACATTATATACTTAACAATTCCTGTTTCCTTTTCGTCTTCGCTTTCCAATCTTGTTTCAAAAAAACCTTTGCCTTCCTTTTCCTTTATTTGGTTTCCAACAAAGGAATTATCTAACTTCATTAGCTGTCTATGTCGTAATATTTTATCCGCAATACCAAACCCTAACTGTTTCCATTGAACTAATTTCTCGTCCCCTGTTTGATAAAACCCTTTTTTAGTTTCACCTAAATTGGGAAGACCATATTCTTTTAAAGCATAACCCAATTGCTCATTGGAACTAACCAATATGTTTTTATTCAATTCTTTACAAATTTCAATTTCAATTTCTTTTATTTCCCTTTGAAGTTTATTATGATAAGTATTTAGATATTCTTTATCTATATACATACCATTTATTTCCATTTTTAGAAAAACTGGAATAGAAGGAATTACATATTTTTTATATGCCTCATATACTCTTGGTTGTAAAGGGATTAAATGATTAACAGCATATTCATACAAACGATGTGTTACTATTGCATCCAACACAGAGTATTCTAATAATAAATTTTTTGGTATATCGAGATAGTTTCCTATTTTATATTTTTTAATGTATTCGTCTAATTTTTTATCATATCCACCAAAACCTATTAACCATGCTAACGCCTTCAAACCATTCCCTTTTCGTTCTGTATTTAACAAGTGGTATAGTAGGGTGATGTCTTCTTCTAATCTTTTGTTGTCCGCCCCTTTGTTATAAAGAGCTTTTAAATCATATTTTCCGTTTGCTGTTATTTGGTATTTATCTTGATAAAATCTATTTAATAATCTTGTTGAGGTTTCATCAAAAGGCCAGTAATACCCTTTTTTCCCGTCGTAGGTAAATGTGATGCAACCAATTTTGAAATCATCCACAAAGGTATTTAAAGAATTTGTTTCAGTGTCCCATGTCAACAATTTATTATTTCTATTTTCATTTATTATTTCGGAAAATTGTTTGTTGTCTTTTATGTCTATTATTTCATAAGGGTCAATTTTATATTCTGTATAGTTTTTCAAATATTCTTTTATGAATACAATTTGTTTCTTCACAAAAAAGCCCTCGAAGGTATCCCTATCCATCCAGTAGGTGATTCGAGGGATTGGGTACACCCTTATTTTTTTATTCCATTGAAAAGGAGTATAAAAATAGGTTTGATTAAAAAGAAACTCAGAAAAATTTTCCCAAGAGGATATGTCTGCTGTTTGTGTTATAGCATTTAAAGCACTCCCAACTGTTATTACAACCTTGAACTGTTTTGTAAATTCTTCCGTTATTAAATTACAATATTTGTAAATAGAATAAACAGGCGAGGGGAATTCTCCAGAAGTACAACCACAATTAACCCCTGAAACAATTGTATAACTACTAAAATAATTTTTTACATACTCATCAAATTTTTTAAATCTATCTGAGGGTTGTTTGTCCTCCATAATGATTAAAATGTCTTTACCATTTTCTTTCAAAATATAAGGACTATCTTGTTTTATAGATAGTCCTTTTTTTTGTAAAGGGCAATTATCACATTTACTAATTACTTTCTTTTTTAAAAAACTTGACAATTTGATTCTCCTTATTTAATATATAAAAAACATTAAAACAATTTTTTCTTTTTTAATATATTTTCAGACTGGTTACAATATAGTTTTTCAATTACTTTATTGCTTGCTATTGCCGAAAGTTTACAGCGTTTTGCTATTTCAAAAACACAATTTAAATTCATATCATAACCACTACAATATATTTTATATGGGCTTTTCTTTATGTAGTCTTTTAATATGTCATACTCTATATTTTCCTGATAAAACCCTGTATTTTGATATGGTGGGTCAAGATATATTATTGTATTTTTTATTGGTGTATCAATAACTACGTCAAGATAATTTTTATTTAAAATCTGTAATTGCTCTAATCGCTGTAATTGCTCTAATCGCTGTAATTGCTGTAATCGCTGTAATTGCTGTAATTGCTGTAATTGCTGTAATTGCTCTAATTGATTTAAGTTCTGTAATTGCTGTAATGTATTCATTGCATTTGCTTTGTTTTTTTGATTTATTTTGCATTTTTTTTCAAAAGCATTTAACTGTTGTCTAATTTCTAATCGCCTTTCCTGATATTCTTTTTTTATAGGCATTGTTAATTTTAAATCCTGTTTAATACCATATTTTTTTAAAACAAAGTCTATACAAAAATCTTCCATTTCCTTTAATTTATTAATATTATTAACAACAACTAAATGATAATTTTTTTTATAGTCCTCAATTTCTTTTCCGAATATATAGGAAGCTTGGTCGTTTCCAAAACTCCAAATCGTTTTGATAAGCCCCCCATACCAATCGTTATTATTTTTATATTGATTGAAGGTTTCCCTACTTACCCATTCATAATATTTTTCGGTAACTCCATTTTCTAAAACATCTTTTAATAATTCACAAACACCTGTATTTAATTCATTATAAATAACTTTTTTAATTCTACTACGCTGAAGGAATTCAAAACTGATTGCACCACCCCCTCCAAATAAATCATATACATATTCAGTATTTGGATTATGCTCCAAAATATAATTTACAAGATCATTAGCAATGTTCCTTTTGCTTCCCATGTAGGGAATCCCCAATTTTTTAATTATCATTAAAATAACCTTTTCTTAATAACATCGGTACTCTGATAAGACTCTAAACCATAATCCTCTGGTAGAAAACCGGAACATTTAAAAACGCTCCCCTCTTTAAAATATATAAAGAATTTATTTTCTTTTTTTTCTACTTTCCAAACTTTTTTATCTGTTATCATTTTTTCAAATATTCTTTTTTGCTTATTGATTTCTGAATCTCTCATTTTAAAAAATCCTTTATTTTTATTTTTTCCTTTTTCGGAAATAATATTTTACTTTGTCCTTTTTTATGATTTTCAATTCTATTACATGTAGATTTATAAAACTCTTCATCTATTTCAAAACCACAATATTCAAACCCCTCTTCAATACAAGCAAGTATACTTGATCCTGAACCAACATGAGTATCTAAAATTTTATCACCCTCCTTTGCATAGTTTTGTAATAACCATTTATATAATTCAATGGGTTTTTGTGTAGGGTGAATTCTTTCTTCTTTACTTCTTTTACCATCAAATTTATATAATTTTGAAGGTCTTTCAAAACTTGTCCATGCAAATTCTACTTGTGAAAAATTTTCCCATACCTGACATTTATCCCAACAAATAAAACCCCGTGTTCTTCCAAGATTAAAATAATTTCCACCCCAAATAATTTGATTTTTTGATACCCTTTTCAATTCTTCAAAGTAATTATCATCGGGTGCAATATCCCATTTTGTTTGAAATCTATTTATAGCCCGGTTTTTTAATTTTCCAGCACCTTTCAATGATCTATCTGTATGTGATGCATCTCCACCTATTCCATATGGAGGATCAACAATGCTAAGTGAAAATTCTTTGTCGTCAAAATGTTTCATGCCCTCCATACAATCCATAAGATTTAATTTATTCATTAAGGAATTCATTTTACTCCAGTACTCCCAATTCCACCCCGATCTACATTCCCCAATGAATACACTTCAATAATTTCTATCTGTTCCATTTTTTTCATAATACGAAATTGACAAATACGATCGTTCTTTCTTATGGTTGTGTCTCGTATAGCGTAAGCAGGAAACATCCACAAATCGTTATCCCCTTTATATGACTCGTCTATTATTCCGCAATGGTTCGTTTGAATAATACCAAAATTTTTAAATGTACTTGATCTTGGTACAATATGAGCTTCATGTCCTTTTGGCAATTGAATTGATACTCCTAAAGAAATAAGTTTAAATGTATCTTTTTTTAATTCAACATCTTCTGCGGCTCTAAGATCAATCCAATCGCCTTTATCTATTTTTGTAATTTTATCAATATCTGTATGATATTTGATTTTTAAAATTGGAATTTTACTGAACGCCATTATCTTCTTCCTCTTCCTCTATTTTAATCAATTTTTTACATTCCCTTTCCGTAAGTTTTTTATCCTGTGTAAAAAATGTTTGACGCTCTTTGAAGTAAACCCCTTGCAATCCAACCACACTTAAAAATTCAGATGGAAGGGTCGTGCTTGCTTTGTGAATATATAATTCAATCATTTTTTCCGAAACATTTTCTTTTCTTAAAAGTTTTTTATATTCGTTGATATTTTTGCTTGAAGAATTGGGACAATCTTTTTCTGTTATCATACCAAGCATGATGTAAAACGCAAAAGTATTTTGTGCCGTTAAACTGTCTGGATAATTTTTCATTTTATAATCTCCTTATTTTTATTTCCTTCATATAATATATAAACAAAGTTTTATGATTTTTTTATTCGTCTGCTTTTATAAAGCTATTTGGGGTTGTTTCCATTTTTTATCTTTTTAATTAAACGTTTTAAATAAAATTCACATTTTAATAAATCTTCGAGGCCATTCTTATATCGGTATCGAGATATGTATTTAATAATATTTCCCTCAATATAATCCATATTCCAGGATTCAATATAATCCATTGTTTCAATACCGATGTTATAATGTTTTGGTTTTTCGACTACATCGTGCAAACCCTTTAAACTTGTGTGTGAATTTTTTGGTGCAATTGCACACATTTCACACGAAAGTGCTGAACAACCTTCACAAGTAAGTACTCTAAGTTTCCCCCCTGTAGGAATTGTATAATCTTTTGGTTCTTGAATTACATATTTTTCCAAGTATCCACATATAGTGCATACTCCCTTTGGATAGTGTTCTGTAACTTTCTTACATTCTTTACAATATTTGTATATCATTTCTTTTCTCCTTATTTAATAAGTAAATAAAATTTAATAGTATTTGCTCCACTCATTTGGAATGGATATATAAATTTCTATAAAAATCAAATTTATTTGTATTCTAAATGCCAAAGATATCGCTCTATTCAAACCAAAACATAGACCTATCTTCCATTGTGTCCATCGGGAAAGCCTTATTCTAAACATACCCCTTTTTATACAGATTATATTCATAATATTTTCTTCCTCCTTATATAATATATAAACAATTATTTTTTGTTTTTTACAAAAATATTTCTTTATGCTTACACTTTGGACATAGTAACTCTTTTGCTTTTCCAACTCTTTTCAGAAGTTCCTTGAAATAATAAAATTCAAAACCACATTGTCTACATTTAAAATCTAACTTTTTTAATTGACTTGGTAATCTAATTTTATTTTCGTACTCCAGATCATCAATCATTCTCTATGTCCATCACAATTCCCTTTTCTTTTCTACGATCTTTTATATATTGGAGGCAATCATGTTCGCTTGATTCTGATTGGAATCTAATCTCATACTTTCCCCAGATATACTGCCCGGCTATGGTTTTCTTCATAGGTGATTTTTTTAAATCCATAAAACGTATAATGAAAAAATTCTTCATCATTTTAGGATTATAGTCTATAACTATTTTTTTATCTGAGGGACTTATACGCTCAACTTCTTCACTATTCTGAAAAATATACTCTCTAACCTCTTCGTTTGTTTTACTATTACTTTTCATTTCCCTTAATGTTTTTAAGAAAGTTGAAAGTGGTAAAATATTATTCAAGTCACCCGTCATACGAATAGAACACTCTTTATTCTTTATAAATTCAAATTTGTCTTGATTCAGGATTATTCGAGTAATACAGCCGTTTTCCTTTACCGTGACTTTTTTCTTGAGAAAAGCAAGTTCGTTCAAATCAATTCCCTCCCTCACTTTCTCAAGAACCTCTTCCTCAGACAGGTCAGCTTCTTCTTCTACCTCGACAACGTATTGAGGATAAAATTGAACCAACCATCTTTTCACTTGTTTAATATAATCGAAAAAAGAAATATCAGCATCTACTCTAAACCAATTGG